GCCGGTACACGCAAGCGAACCTTGCGCCCGTCACCCGTCTTTCCGTGGCGTCACCGTATCTTTTGCACTTTATATCAAACGGTCAGGAGTGGCACACCACACGAATCACCCATTTCTTTCGCGTCCATACCGTAATCTTTCTCCATTACTTTGTCAACAAACCGACAACGTATAAGATCACCGTATTGCGCAGAACGCAAAAAAGTAAGGAATTCGTGGTACTCATCGAAATGTGCACCATACCTATTCATTATTGTACCATCATCAATATGGAAAAGTGAATGTGAGTTAGCGTACAGTTGCTCGCTCACATACGAACCATGTGTGGGATTGCAGACTCTCAACTTCACAGCATCGTACTTTGCAGCCAATAAATGCTTTAAACTTGTCTCACCTGCAAACTTCAATCCCAAAATCTTCGACCCTTCAAATCTGGCAGCTCGTAGAACAGGATCTTTTGTACGCGGCCCGCAAACTGGTATAACACCACTTTTTGCGACACCCAAACCACGTAAAATAGGCCCAAAATTCATCCAAGGTTTACCATCTCTATCAGGAGAATGCTTAAGGAACTGAATGTCCTCCACTCTATCACAGACATCTATGGTGATATTGTACCCACAATCTTTCACCAACTTCTGTAATAGGTCACCGGCTACAGACTTACTGACACGACTCCAATCGTAGCGGTGGATTACTTCCGAGAACAGCAAGCATGCTATATTATTTGTCAAGGTTGTTAGCGTGCTTCCCGAAAATAATTGATACCCTTGCGGCATCATTTTGTGGCTGAGGCTGCCACTAGACGATTTGAGTTTAACTGGAAGCTTTAGCTGTCCTAAAGCCCTATCAAACCAGTTTCTGAACTCCCCTTCAGGTAAGACCCCTCTTACAAACTCAAATATTGCGTCGGTGTGTGTGCTATCACAGCTAGAAATATCCACATTCGCACGGAAGATTCCGTCGTTACAGCGCAAAGCAACGCAGGAATCATCCGAAAAATACACGAAATAACTATTGCAACATGGATTCAACAGACGCTTAAAGACAGTATTGAGCAGGTCCGTGTTAGGCACTGATACGAACTGGCTGTACTCGCCCATCAAATCCCCAAAAGTTGCCATGTACTCCTTGTACTTCTTGCAAACATAACCAGCAATTAACGAAGCCTTGACGCCCAAATCGATGACTAGCCTGGGCGCTTTACCAGGCTTAGCCACTTCAAAAAGCTTCAACTTCCCCGAAACCTCTGTGATGATAAATTTTTCGAACAACTGACGACTGTTCATCAACTCGAACAATCCCGCCCTCCTAAGCGTGCGCTTGGGATGCGTGGATAGTGCGTAGTTGATGAATGATTCGAATAAATCATCACAATCTGCGTTTATGCTCCGTTGCATATGCGCAGACAAACGTTGTTTGAGGCGTCTAATACATCTGCGCTGGGTAAACACACTATGTATAGAACACAAACCCTCATAATCAACGTCAGGGAAAGTACGTTTC